GCTTGTTTTCCTAAAGACACAAAAGCATTACTACATAGTGCAGAAGAAATTGGATGTTCGCTACTAATCTTAGAAAGTGCTGTAAAAAGTAATCAACAACTTAGGAGTAAAAATGACTAACATATTAATAACTGGCCATAAAGGATTTATTGGAACTGTACTTACTAGTCGATTAGATAAAAAATTTGATACACTAGGATTAGATATCAAGGAAGGCGACGATATTTTAACTTGCGATTTACCGCATCCCAGTGTTGTAGATGTAGTTATACACCTAGCCGGTATTGGAGGAGTTCGAGAAAGTCTAGCTGACCCTAAAAAATATTGGGATACTAATGTAGAAGGTACTAAACGTATCTTAAATTATTATCCAAATGCAAGAGTGCTAGTCGCAGGATCAAGCTCACAATACGAACCAGAATTAAATCCGTATGCGGCAAGTAAACATGTAATTGAGTTTATTCCTCATCCTAATGTTTGCTTTATGCGATTCCATACAGTATATGGCCCTAGTCCAAGAGCAAATATGTTCTTTGATAAGTTACTAAACAATAAACTAGAATATGTTACAGCTCATAAAAGAGACTTTATTCATATTGAAGATCTTTGCGATGGAATTGAATTGCTTATTGACAGTCAAGTACAAGGTCCTATTGATATTGGTACAGGAACTACTGTTAGTATCCAAGAAATAAGACCCGATTTACCTGTTAAGTTAAATACTATTGGTGAACGACAAGTTACCCAGGCAAATACAAGAGCAATGAGAACATTAGGCCACAGACCTAAATACACAGTAGAAAACTTTTTAAAAGAACGAGGCTTTAAATGAAAATAGGCTTTACATGTAGTACATTTGATCTGCTTCATGCAGGACATATACAAATGTTACGAGATGCAAGAGAACAATGTGATTATCTAATTTGTGGATTACAAATTGATCCCAGTATTGATCGGCCAGAAAAGAACTCACCTGTTCAAACAATTGTTGAAAGACATATTCAACTCAGTGCAGTTAAGTATGTTGACGAAATTATTCCTTATCAAACAGAAACTGATTTAGAAGATATTCTAAATATGCTTCATATTGATGTAAGGATTCTTGGCGAAGAATATAAAAACGGCAAATTTACCGGAAGAGCAATATGTGCCAAGCGAGGAATTGAACTTTATTTCAATAAAAGAGAGCATAGATTTAGCTCAAGCGATCTACGCAAAAGAGTATCGAACAGAGAAGGTAATGCCTATCATCCCCAGGGATAAAAGGTAAAAAAACACTTGACATTTAAACAAATATGTCGTATAATCTAACAATAGGAGAATCATTATGAAAGACATTTTACAAGATATCGTTGCTAAAACACATGCACTAGGCTTTTTGAGTTTGGTAAAAGTTACAGGCGACGAAACATCAACTACAGTTGAATCAATGGCAGAGGATCGTTCAGTCATTCTTTCAAGTTCAACTAAACAAAAAGTTGAAGAGTTTGGCGAGAACATTTTTGGTATGCCTAATCTGGACAAACTTGCATTGCATTTGAAGAATCCAGAATATCAAAAGAATAGTAAACTTACTATTATTAAACAAGAACGCAATGGTGCAACAGTTCCAACTGGTATTCACTTTGAAAACGAAGCAGGTGACTTCCAGAACGACTTCCGTTTTATGGTAACTGAAATTATTAACGAAAAACTTAAAAGTGTTAAGTTTAAAGGTGCAACATGGAATGTTTCACTAACTCCAAGTGTAGCATCTATTACAAGACTTAAATTACAAAGTGCGGCACACTCAGAAGAAACTACATTTACAGCAAAAGTTGAAGAAACTGGCGGCGTAAAAGATCTAGTATTTTACTTTGGTGACGCAAATACACACGCAGGTAAATTTGTTTTTGCAACCGGTGTTGAAGGAAATCTTACACACGCATGGACATATCCAATTGCACAAGTTCAAAGTATTCTTAACTTAGACGGTGATACAACTATGAGTCTAAGTGATCAAGGTGCTATGCAGATTAGCGTAGATTCAGGCATGGCAACATACGATTATATTTTACCAGCGCAAAGCAAGTAAAAGAAAGGACGAATGAGTAAACTCATAGATAAAATAGGCAAACTACATTCAAGATTATTTAATTATGTTAGTGAAAAAGCAAAGACAAGCAGAACATGGGCAATAGTACTTACTATTCTTGTTATATACGAGTTGATAGAACATTTAGTATATCCGTGGCTTGTACCTTTGTTAGCCTTTAAGGCATTTGGAGAATAGTAAATTGAACACGGATCTAACAGCATCACAAAAAGACTACGCAGTATTCTTGCCTGCATTAAGTGGGTTTTATGCTACATTTATAGGTAAGCAACGTAGAGAAGAATATGTTGAACAAAGTCGTATTCCTTATCCAAATATGGAAAGTATGAATTGGTTAAACAAAAAAGAAGGATTGTTTAACTATCACTGGACCTTATATTCAGCAGGACATGCTGAATTAGATATTAACAAGGATGCACCTAAAGAACTAATGGTGCGTGAACGTGATAGAGAGAACAGTTGGCTACTTGGTGACTCAGGTGGTTTCCAGATTGGTAAGGGTGTTTGGGAAGGTGATTGGAAAGATCCTAACTGTCCTAAGGCGCAAAAGAAACGTGAGCAAGTTCTTGCGTGGATGGATGCTTACATGGACTATGGAATGATCCTTGATATTCCGGCTTGGGTGGCACGTTCGCCAGCAGGAGTAAAAGCAACAGGTATTAGTACATATCAAGAAGCAGTTAATGCTACACGCATTAATAATGATTACTTTATGAAACATCGCACTGGTGCTTGTAAGTTCTTAAATGTTTTGCAAGGTGAAAATCACGCTGACGCAGAAGATTGGTATCAGCAGATGAAAGACTATTGCGATCCAGTTAAGTATCCTGACACACACTTTAATGGTTGGTCAATGGGTGGTCAGAACATGTGTGATATTCATCTAGCATTAAAACGTATTGTTGCACTACGATTCGACGGATTACTTGAAAAAGGCAAACATGACTTCATGCATTTCTTAGGTACAAGTAAACTAGAGTGGGCGACACTGCTAACGGATGTACAAAGAGCAGTTCGAAAGTATCACAATCCTAACTTTACAATTACATTTGACTGTGCTAGTCCTTTCCTTGCAACTGCTAACGGACAAATTTACATTCAAACAGAAACTGAAGATAGAACAAAATGGGTCTATCGAATGGTTCCTAGTATCGACGAGCTAAAATATGCAAATGATACTCGTAATTTTCGCGATGCAGTATTACAAGATGGTATCTTTAAAAACTTTACAGATAGTCCATTAACTAAAAATATTAAAGTTAATGATGTTTGTATATATGCCCCCGGAGATACTAATAAAGTAGGCGGACCTAAAATCCTCAAAGGTGACATTGACCGTGATAAACATGGTAATCCGATCTTAGATGAAAGCGGCAATCCTATTGTAAGAGGAAAAGATTCAACAAGTTGGGATAGCTTTAGCTATGCTATTCAAATGGGGCATAACGTATGGAGTCACATAAATGCAGTACAAGAAGCAAACAGACAGTATGATAAAGGAAATCTTCCAGCCATGCTTGTTCAGGAACAGTTTGACAGGGTTTTATTTAGAGATGTTGTGGATGCGATATTCGCAACAGACAACAGAGACAGAGCAAACGAAATCATTGAAGAACACTCAAAATTTTGGATGAGTATTATTGGTACTAGGGGTGCAACAGGTAAAAAAACTGTAAATGCACAAACACATTTTGGTAATTTATTTGAGGAAGTATAATGTCTAATTACACAAATACTAGCGAAAAGATTGAATCACATCTTGAAGAACTAAAACGGAAACATCGAGCCATTGACACAGAGTTAGAAATCAAGTATAATAATCAAACATTAACTGAAGAAGTACGTAGAATGAAAACAATGAAGTTATGGTTTAAGGACGAAATACATCGACTTGAAGCTGAACTTCGTTCATTAAACGGAGAGTAGTAGAAAGAATGAAAAGAGATTACGAAACAGGCACAGCAGATGACATTGTTTTCTTTACAGGCGTAGAAGTTGAAAAGACTCCTGCATATGGAATGAAGACACTGTTTGTAACTGGTGTGCAACCTTGTGATGTTATACAAAAGCATTATGATGAAGAGCAGTGCGAACATATCTTCTTTGGTGCTAATCATAGTTTTAATCCAGGTACTAACTTTCCTGAAGATGCAGATCAATGGGATCCTTGGGAAAACATGATTAAAGCGTTTCTAACAGCAGGTAAGATTTGTAGTTTAGACATTCCTATTACACTTGCTGAAGCATTTCTTGAATCAAGTTTAGTAGAATATGACAACTTTATCCCACAACTTCGAATTCCATTGCCTTATGCGAAACTGTGGAACTACAACACTATGTTGAAGATTGATGATAAAGATTTTAAGGCAACTAACCCAGGTGTCTGGTGTCATAGCTTGCACGATCTAATGGACAGAGAAAAGTTTACAGATTGGACGAAATATGGGCTTGACAAAGTATTGAAATGAAAGTATACTATAAAGACAATGCAAGAAAGATATCACGATTATATGTTACGTAGAATGAAAGAAGAAGACAATAAAATGAGCAACCCTATGACAACAGCAGAACGTAGTATTTGGGTAACCTTTCAAAAAGAAGGTGTACATATGTACCCAGGTGCTGATAAAGATCCTAAACTAGCAACCGGCGATTGGGATGACGTATCATTCCTTGGTATTCCACATCGTCATATCTTTCACTTCCGTGTTCGTATTGAAGTATTTCATAACGATCGCGATATTGAGTTTATTCAATTTAAACGTTGGATGCAACGACTATATGATGTCGAAGGTGTCCTTGAACTGAATCACAAGTCATGTGAGATGATCGCAGATGACTTGTATCAAGAAATTTCTGCAAAGTATCCCGGCCGCTTTGTAGAAATTAGTGTCGCTGAAGACAACGAAAACGGCTGTTCTATTTTTTATCCAAAGTCATAACTAAGAGGAATATATATTATGACAATCGAATTTAATCGCGAAGCGTATAACAAAGTGTTTGAAGACCTAGAACGTTTTAAAGCGTTTTGTGCAACTGCTTACCTATATGGTCATAACGGCTATACTTGGGACGAAGCAAATCTTTATAACAACAAGAGTCCAGCATGGCAAGCCTATACTAGGTTCCGCAATGGTGGGAAAAAACGCAATAATGACCGCAACAACAATCGCGGCAATAATAACTATCGCGGCAATAACAACCGATTTAATAGCAACCGAGGTAACTAAATGACAATTTTCATTGTAGATATTGAAGCAGTAGATACACGCTACACTAAACAGTGGAAAGAGTATCTTCCTAAACAACTGCGAAACTCTACAAATGAAGAAGTTGTAGTTATTAGTGGAGGGGAAACGCCTCAGGCTACAACGCCTGGGGCTTTCCTTAACTTTGGTGGTACTAATGTTTACAAAAGTAAACAACTAGAACAAATAGGAGAAATGTTCTGTGCAGGAACTATTAAGGACGGTGATTATTTTCTCTATACCGATGCCTGGAATCCTACAGTTATACAACTACGCTACATGGCAGAGCTATTGGGTGTTAACATTCGCATTGGTGGCTTGTGGCATGCAGGCAGTTATGATCCCCAGGATTTCTTAGGTAGGCTAATTGGAAATAAACCCTGGGTAAGAAATGCTGAACGTTCTATGTATGAATGTTATGATAACAATTTTTTTGCTACCCAGTTCCACATTGATTTATTCCAACATACTTTTAAACCTAATGGTTCTCCAGAACGTGATTGGGTAGATACTAGTAAGACAGTAAGAGCAGGTTGGCCTATGGAATATCTAAAAAATAGTTTAGATAGTTATAAACATATGCCTAAAGAAAATATTATTTTGTTTCCGCATCGCATTGCTCCTGAAAAACAAATTGAGATCTTTAGAGATCTTAAGGAACACTTAACACAATACGAGTTTATTGTTTGTCAAGAACAAGAGCTCACTAAAAACGAATATCACAATCTACTAGGTCGTGCTAAACTTGTGTTTAGTGCTAATTTGCAAGAAACATTAGGCATTAGTTGGTACGAAGGATTACTAGTAGATTGTATTCCAATGGTGCCAGATAGACTTAGCTATAGTGAAATGGCAATAAACGAATTTAAATATCCTAGTATTTGGACTAAGAATTATACCCAATACGAAAAATATAGAGAGCCACTCAAAGAAAAAATTGTTGATTATATGGAAAATTATAAAGATTATTATATTCCGTTAGATAAACAACGTAAAAAACTTAACAATCAATTTTTTAGTGGAGAGGCGTTGTATAATGCAATCAAAGAAGGATGATAGTTTTACTATCGATATAAGTGATTTAAAGTTGGACAATTTTGTAGATAATACTACTGCTGATGATGTTACTATTAACTTAGACGATACCTACGGTACAACTACATCGTACTGGGCAGGTGTCAGTGCAAGTGATATTGCATTTGATAATAGTACTCCGGGTACAATTACTATAGACACTAATACTGCTGACACTATCGATATAAGTTGGATCTACAATAATATGAATATAGATCCAAACCAAGTCGATAAGATGTGTGAACTCTATCCAGGTTTAGATAAAGTTTGGCGCAACTTTAAAAGCGTATATGATATGTGCAAACAAGATTACGAAGGAAAGAAAAAAGCAGGAGAAATTAACGATGACTATCCTTTCTAAGATTATGGACAAGCTCGGCAGGCGTCGAGTTATCACAGACAGAGACGGAAAGGTACCTTACCTTATCCGTTATTATGTATTTTTAAAAGAACGCAAGAACTTTCCTTTTAATATTACACTACACAAAGTTCTTGTAAGTGATGAACCTACACTACATGATCATCCTTGGGGTTATGCTACATTTATTCTTAAAGGTGGTTATTGGGAACACATTCCTATTATTAGTAAAGAAGGTGCAGTAGTAGGAAGCACAAGAGTATGGCGTGGGCCAGGACATTTCCGTAAGCGTTCAGCAGATGATTTACATTGGCTAGAACTTGCTAAAGACTCAGAAGGTAATGAAATTCCTTGTTGGAGTTTGTTCTTTATGGGACGTAAGCAAAAGGAATGGGGCTTTATGAGATTTGTTCAAGTTAAAGATGTTAATAAAATCCACGAAGCAGGTTACCGTTGGATTCACAATGAAAAATATCTAGCAAGAGGTGCTAAAGACGATGGGTGATCGTAGGGTAGATGCTATCTTTAATAGCACACAAAACTATAATCCATATATTACAGAAAGCACATTTCCTGTAGAACACACTCTTACTGTAGAAGGCCGTGCTATTGTACAGGGTAGAGACATACTAACAGAACTTGACGAAATGCGTGATGTTCTGTTATTATTAAAGCGTGATGTAGATATGGAAGCAAAGTATCCTAAACTGCGAGAACTGAAGGATGCTTACGAAGCACAACTTGAAAAATACAAAACATTTGAGGTACTGAAGTAATGCAACACACAATTCAACAACTAATGGATAAGATTAGTGCAATGCATGGATTGGCTGTGCAAGCACATAGAGAAAAATATAAAAAGGCTCCTGGTGAGCCTTATGATGTTGATCATGTTACATATCTTGTAGATCAAATTCAAGCAATGGCGGGCGACATTTATAATGATCGTACACTTCATCCTAAACTACAGGCGAAAAAGAAATGATTAAAAAACACTATTACACTTGGCAAGACGTAGAAAAAATGTGCATTAGTATTGTTAATCAAATGTACAAAGACAACTGGCGTCCTGATTACATCGTAGGACTAACACGAGGTGGTAATGTACCTGCTACTATTATTAGTAACATGTTAAACATTCGTTGTGAGGCATTGAAAGTAAGTTTGCGGGACGACGAGCAAGGTCCTGAAAGTAACTTTTGGATGGCAGAAGATGCTTTTGGTTATGTAGAAAAAGATGAAGATCGTATTACAGGTGGTCCACTAGAAAAGAAAATTCTTATTGTAGATGACATCAACGATACAGGTGCTACATTTAATTGGATTGCAAAAGATTGGCAATCAAGTTGTTTGCCTAACGATCCTAAATGGAATCGTATTTGGGGCAACAATGTTCGTATTGCAGTTCTAACAGATAACATGGCTAGCGAAACTGTTTTGCCTATTAGTTATTCATGTCACGAAATTAATAAAGCCGAGGAAGACGTATGGTTAGTTTATCCCTGGGAGAATGTAGGTAGCTATGATTGAAAAACAATATATCTTTCCTGTTCAAGTATTTAGAGCAGTCTACGATAATGCGCAGGAATTACAGAAAAAAATTGTTCCAGAATTTTTAGCAAGAGAAAAATCAGACGAAAGTCCTGTACGCTATAGTGCTAATGGATATACATCATATGGGTCTAACAGTGATATTCTTAACGATCCGTTGCTAGAAGACCTTAAAGGATTTATCGAACTTTGTGTACAACAGTGTCATAAAGAAACAAAACTTGCAGGCATTCCGAAATTAGCGGCTAGTTGGTTTAGTATTAACCGCAAATACACTTACCACGAAGAACACAATCATTTACCAGACCTATGGAGTGGTGTTTATTATGTGCAAGCAAATCAAGATCACCCCGGACTTACACTAGTTAATAGTAATCAAAAAGCAAATTGGCCTAAGAGTGGTATTACTGAACTGTGTGAGTCAAACTCTCCTACTGTTACTTGTGCGGCAAGCACAGGAAGTTTAATTATTTTTCCTAGCTACCTGTGGCACAAAGTAGAACAACAAATGACTGATAAAGAAAGAATTACGGTGGCATTTAATTATGGAATTTAAAGATATACCTTGGACAGACGTACTAATTGATACTAGAGACTTTGTTGTATTCAAGGATGGTTATCCTGTCACAGAAGGACACGTTCTTTTTGTTCCTAAGATAGCAGACTGGGATCATCTTGCCAAATGCTATAAAGCCGCATATGGTTGGGGTTATGACTGGGTTGAAAAAGGATATTGTGATGCTTACAATATCGGACAGAACATAGGCGAAGAAGCAGGACAAACTGTTGATTGGCCTCATGTGCATCTTATTCCAAGACGCAAAGGCGATATGGAAGATCCAAGAGGCGGTGTTCGCCACGTGATACCCGAGAAGGGAAACTATAAAAAAAACGTTGTCGAACTTGAAAACTTAGAAGACGATGTTTATATTAATGAGAATGGTTGTTAATGCACACTAAATTAATTGATTTTGAGTTAGATAAGAAAATAGATCCAGAGGATTGGTCGTTAGCTATAGTTGATGAAGATATTGATCCTAGACTTATTGCTGTTTTTACTAGACTTTACTATTTAAATTACTTACAAGAGTTAGGTGATCAATGTATTTTGATTGCTAACATGACCCGTAGAATTTTGAGATTACATGGAATAGAAGCACATTGTAAAGATGTTATTGCTCATTTCAGAAATGTAGATAGAGATTGGAGACAAGTTATAGGTGCTCCTGCAAATATTACTCACGGCGGTGTAATAGATACACACCGTGTAGTAATCACACCCGAGTATGTTATAGATTTTGCTCATCGCGATAGTATTCATAAAACATTTGGAGCAAGATCTCCAAGAGGATTTATTGGAAGAAAGCAGTATGATGTATGGCAAAAAACACCAATGGGTGAAATTAAGTGGGTTGAGCGAGAAGCACATCCTATGGTTAAAAACGTAACATTCCATCAACGTAACCAAGAACGCGATTTAGTTTCTCGCTACTTTGATGTTTACCAAATGTAAGGAAAGAAAAATGAGAGAACAACTATTAGAAGCATTTGTGTCACACGCTCGTGGACACATTGACAAGCACAAAGCTAACGTAGAAGTATACTTGCACAATCCAGCAGGCATTGGCGAGCATCCAGATATTATCGATGCAATCGAAACAGAAATGAAACAGATTGCCGAATATGATGATATGTTAGAAATGGTTAATAAGTATTTTAAATAATGGCTAAAACACTTTTTATTGGCGACAGTCATGCACACGGTTATTATGAAACTGGGCAAGGCATTCTTGCTTGGCAAGAAAATAATTACGCAGAAATTTATGCAAAAGCAAATAATAAAGAAACTGTTATATATAGTCAACCAGGCGGATGCAATAGAAAGTATCCTGCCTGGTTAAAGTCAATGTTAGATCGCTATGATGATATTGACGAAGTGTTTATACAATCTACTTACTGGAATAGGTTTTTATTAAGTTGTTCACGCAATTTAGATGTAGGTGAAAATACTAATGTTGATTTGTACCTAGACAATGATCAACCAAAAGATGATCTAATACATAGATATACCGATCACAGGGTAACAGAAAACTATATAGAAATGATCGACCAGGTTCGAGCAGAAAACTATCAGGATTTCAAAGGTTTTGCATTTGACGATATGGAAGTAAAAGCTGATTGGGCTCCATTTCATGAAAAATATATCTATACTAAACTGTGGCACGAGTTAGTGACTCCGTTGCAGTATAAAGATTACTGTTTAGATCTACTTGCTATTGACACAATGTGTGCTAGACGCAACATTAAATGGTACCAATGGTCAATTAATAACAGAGTATTTGTTCCTGAAAATGTAGAACTATACGGAAATTGGATGGCAGGTAAAAAAGCAAAATCATCTTCTGAAGGATATTTACAGTTATTAAAAGGTATTAACATTGAAACAGACGAAAATCGGTTAGACGGCGAGCATTATACTACAAAAATACATGAATTAATTGGAAAAGATTACTTAGAATATGTAAAAAATGCTTGACAAAAACCTAAATAAAGTGTATACTGTAAAGTATATTGTATGGCAATCCTCTGCCTTAACATCGGAGATAAAATGAAAATGAGCAAAGCATTACAAATTAAAGGCAAGCTAGAAGACGCAGGCTTGCGCTACTGGGCAGGAGATAACATCTCTGAAGTCCTACAGAAAGGCGATAAAGAAGAACTTATCGAAGGCGCAACAGAAGCATTTGAACAAGTACTTGACGCACTAGTAATTGATCGACATAACGATCCTAACTCAAAAGGTACAGCAAGACGTCTTGCTAAAATGTACTTTAATGAGATTATGGCAGGACGATATGATCCTATTCCAAGTGCAACGGCATTTCCTAATGATAGCGACGAACGTTATGAAGGTATGTTAGTAGTTCGTTCAGAACTAAAAAGCATGTGTTCACATCATCATCAGCCTGTAACTGGTACAGCATATATTGGCATTATTGCCGCTGAGAAACTTATTGGACTTAGCAAGTACACACGTATTGCACAGTGGTGCGCTCGACGTGGTACACTGCAAGAAGAACTTGCAAATGATATTGCACGTGAAATTCAAAAAGCAACTGGTGCAGAACACTTAGGCGTTTACATTCAAGCAACACACGGTTGCTGTGAGAATCGCGGCATCATGGCACATAGTTCACTTACACAAACAACTGTACTACGTGGTGCATTTAAAACTGATGCAGGTACAAAGAAAGAGTTCTTTGATAACATCAAACTACAACAGGAGTTTAGTTGCTAATGAGTAATTATATTGCAGTGCGTATGGCACAAGTGTTTATTGTAGTAGTATTTGCAATGGGCATGATTAGTTTAGGTATTGATCTTTATACAGGAAGGTTGCCATTATGAAATTAAGATATTCAGAAGCATTTTACAGTGTGCAAGGTGAAGGTAAATTTGTAGGGGTGCCTAGTGTGTTCTTACGTACCTTTGGTTGTAATTTTCGTTGTATGAACTTTGGTGTTGATACTAAAAAGAATCGCACAGAACTTCATGCAGAAGGACAAAGATACAATGCAGAAGTAAAAGCATTAATTGATGCAGGTGTACACGAAACTACAGAAAAGTTTGAGGACTTGCCTATTATTCACACAGGCTGTGATACATATGCAAGCATCTATCCAGAGTTTAAACACTTTAATAAACAAGCAGAAGTTGACGAAGTGGTTGAACATTTACTGTCACTTACTCCGAACGGTAAGTGGACACAAGACAACGGTCAAGACATTCATTTGATCATGACTGGTGGAGAGCCCTTGTTAGCGTGGCAAAAGCTCTACATTGATTTGTTTGAACATCCACGTATGAGAGACCTAAAAAATGTTACATTTGAAACAAACACTACACAAAAGTTACACGATGATTTCTTCAACTATCTTACAGATCAAGACAGATTTGAAGTTACTTGGAGTTGTTCCCCAAAACTTAGCGTTAGCGGAGAACCTTGGGAAACTGCTATTAAGCCTGATGTTGCTCGCGAGTATAGCCTTGTTGACGGCAGTGACATTTACCTTAAGTTTGTTGTCGCTAGTCAAGATGACTTTGAAGAAGTTGAAAGAGCTGTGGAAGAGTACCGTAATGCAGGCATTAAGTGTCCAGTATATCTTATGCCGCTTGGCGGACGTTCAGAAGAGTATAATCTCAATGTTCGAGAAGTCGCCGAAGCATGTATGGAGCGAGGTTGGAGGTTCACACCAAGACTACACATATCCTTATTCGGAAATGCATGGGGAACTTAAGAAGCAATACATGAATGAAGCACATGAAAAGGCTATGACAGCAAAGGTCGGTAAGACAGATGAAGAAGAAGCAATTGAAATCGAACAACGCATGATACGTGCAAGAGAGGCAGGACTATAATGGGATGGTGGAAAAAACTAATTAGAGATGCAGGTATAAACAGTAAAATTGATGAACCTGTAGAAAAAGAAAAGTCTATTGAAGACGAGCGCAGAGAAATTCTTGCAAAAGAAAAAGAAGAAGCTACTGCGGCCGGTGAACCTTGGGTTGCTGTGCTTGATACTAAAGTAAACCCTGATAACATTCGAAACGGATTCTTTGAACTTGATTGGAACAACGAGTTTATTGAACAACTCATTGACGCAGGTTACACAGGTGAAAATCCAGAACAAATTGTAGACGGATGGTTTAGAACAATTATTAGTCAAATGTTAGGCGAAGAAGGTATAGATGGTCCTAGGGCCGCTGGATTTATTGATACAACTAAAATTAGTGAAGATAAAAGTGAAGTAAAGTAATGCGTAATGAACTAAAACGGTACATTAAAGAAGAGTTTTTACTTGACAATAGTAGCTCTATACTATATAATGATACTGTAAATGACACATTTAAGGCATAGATAATGGCAACATATATTTTAATAGATACTGCAAATACGTTCTTTAGAGCTCGTCACGTAGTTCGTGGCGATATCGATACGAAAGTAGGTATGGCATTTCATATCACGCTAAACAGTATTAAGAAAGCATGGAATGACTTTAACGGAGATCATGTTATCTTTTGTTTAGAAGGACGTAGTTGGCGTAAAGACTATTACGAACCTTACAAACGTAATAGACAAGAAACACGTGATGCATTAACTCCTGCACAGCAAGAAGAAGATACAATCTTTTGGGAGATGTTCGACGAGTTTAAGAATTTTGTTACAGTAAAGACTAACTGTACAGTAATGCAACATCCGCAACTAGAAGCAGATGATTTGATTGCAGGTTGGGTACAAGCACACCCTAATGACAATCATATTATTATTAGTACAGATGGTGACTTTGCACAACTTATTGCTCCTAACGTAAAACAGTACAACGGTGTGTCTAATACAACTATTACACACGAAGGTTACTTTGACGACAAGGGCAAGCCTGTTGTAGATAAGAAAACAAAAGAGCCTAAGCCTGCACCTAATCCTGCGTTTATGTTGTTTGAGAAATGTATGCGAGGTGACACTAGTGACAATGTGTTTAGTGCATATCCTGGTGTACGTACAAAAGGCACTAAGAATAAGGTTGGGCTTACAGAAGCATTTGAAGATAAGAGTACAAAAGGCTACAATTGGAATAACATGATGTTACAGCGTTGGGTAGATCATAACGGTGTTGAACATCGTGTATTAGATGATTACAATCGTAATGTTGTACTATGCGATTTGACTGCACAACCTGCAGAGATTAGAGAAATAATAAATAAGACTATTGCCGAAAATGCAAAGCCTAAACAAGTATCTCAAGTTGGGTTGCATCTTATGAAATTCTGTGCAAAGCATGATATGCAACGTATTGCAGATAATATTCAATTATATGCAGATGCACTGAATGCAAAATATAATATAATGGAGCCAATATATGATTAAAGCAAAACCAGTGCTAAAAAATAAGTTTTGGATTATTGAATCTAATGGCGAACGTATTGGTACACTATCTAAAGAAGAAGATAAAAGATATATGTACAGTTGTTCAACAGGGACAGAATACTTTAGCGATACTAAATCTTTTAACAGCTACATTGGAGGTGCGAGCTGGGATAAGACAAGTATTTCAGACGGTAGTAAAATCGATAGAGAAATTCATGGTTTTGCTACAAGCGGAACACCGTATAATGTAATGTATAATGTACAAAAAAAGTTACCACTTTTTACAAAAAGTAAAAAGTCTAAAAGTTTATATGCGGCAGGTTATTACATTATTAAATTTGACAAAGGATGGGTAAGAAGTTTTTGCCCTAAGTTAGTTACACTTGAAAAGTATGAATACAAAGGTCCGTTTAAAACAGACTTTACAATGAGACAGGAATTAAGTAATGCAAACAAACGAACCGATTAATCCTGCACCTATACAACAATTTGTTCAAATTGTTAAAAGTGCAGAACAAGGAAATCAAAAAGAAATTAGAATTCCGTTAGCACAAGCTAAAAATCTTGTATATACACTTACAACTATTTTAGCTAATCATCAAGGCAGACTAGAACGATTAGTTATAGAAAATGCAGGTAATGCTGAAGAAGTTGTAACTATTAGCATGGACGGTGGTTCCGGATGGAAATAAAGTACTAGTTTTTCTATCAAAAAAAGATAAATATATACGTAGTTAATTTTAAAGGATTACGTATATGAGTAGACCAAAACCAACAATCATTTTAGAATATGTAGATAAAGCAACATATAAGTGCGAACAAGTACTTAAATCTGAAGCTATTTGGGCTGTATTTTATAATGGTGAACCGTTTAACCTTAAAACGTCCAATGCAATAACTAACTATCCAGGTCCTAAATATAAAAAGGTTTCTTTTAGTAATCCCGGACATGCACATAATCTAGCAAAAAAACTCAACGAAATGTTCAAAACTGACGGCTTTAAAGTACATAGACTTGTACAAGGCGATGTTGTTATAGAAGAATGAACTGGAAAGAGACATATACTAAGATCTTTCTAAAGCAATCTGATATTGCTATTAGCGAAGCAAATTTAAAACATTATCGTTCTGAATGGTGGCAAAACACTAGAGAAAAATCAGAAGGCGGATTGCGTCTTACTGATGAAGGTTTTGAATTTATTACAAATACATTAGATCTACAAACTTACGAAGTTCCATTTCCAAGAGACTTCAAAATGACTACTCAAACTGTTATTTTTTTAGACCAATTTATTACGTGTCCATACTATATAACTTCAAAAAGTATCTATGTAACGGACGAAAAGAAAGCCATGGAACTGCATCTTTTTAGCGGTGACCTAAGAAAATACGGCTTAACTAAAGCAATTTCAAGATCAAATTCTGAATAAATTGGTAAGAAAGAGGTTGACTCTTTCTCATACTGGTGTTATTATATATACATACTTAGAAACTAAGTTATGGCATTGACTGAAACACAAGAGGAATATAAAATGGAAAATATCGCACTTCGTACTGTAGGACCTAACAGCGCAAAGAAAAGCATTGTACGTGCTTTTGCTAAAAAGCGTCCGCTGTTCCTTTGGGGACCTCCAGGTATTGGTAAATCAGATATCATTGCGCAAATTACAAATAATGTATTAACTAATTCATTTCTTATTGATATCCGACTATCACTTTGGGAACCTACAGATATTAAAGGTATTCCATATTTTGACAGCAACTCTAGTACAATGGTTTGGGCGCCTCCAGCAGAACTTCCAACAGAAGAATTTGCGGCGCAATACGACAATATTGTATTGTTTCTAGATGAAATGAACTCTGCGGCACCAGCTGTACAAGCGGCAGCCTATCAGTTGATTCTAAATCGCCGAGTTGGTACTTACAAATTGCCAGACAATGTTCTTATTGTTGCGGCAGGTAACCGCGAAGCAGACAAAGGTGTTACTTATCGTATGCCTGCTCCGTTGGCTAACCGTTTTGTTCACTTGGAACTTGCTGTTAATTGGGATGATTACTTTGCGTGGGCAGTAGAAAATAAAATTCATAAAGATGTTATCGGTTATTTGACTTTTGCTAAGAAAGACTTGTACGACTTTGATCCTAAGTCGCCAAGCCGTTCTTTTGCAACACCGCGTTCATGGTCGTTTGTTTCTGAACTACTTGAAGACGACGACGATGAAAGCACTACTACTGATTTGGTAAGTGGTGCAATTGGCGAAGGACTTGCTGTTAAGTTTATGGCACACCGTAAGGTTGCGTCAAAACTCCCTAACCCAACTGACATTTTGACAGGTAAGGTTAAAGAGCTTGAGACTAAAGAAATCAGTGCCATGTATTCCTTGACAGTCTCACTGTGCTATGAACTGAAAGACGCATGTGACAAAAACGATAAGAAGTTTAACGATAAAGTTAATAACTTCCTACGTTTTACAATGGATAATTTTGATACTGAGCTAGTTGTAATGGCTATTCGCCTTGCTCTTACTCAGTACCAATTGCCCATTGATCCGGACGAAGTAGAATGCTTCGACGAATGGCACGAGCGTTACAGCAAGTATATTAAAGCCGCGCAGGCCGCGTAAATGGCTACAGAGTTTGGACGTTCTCTTTGTATAAAAACGTCCTTTTCAGCTTGACTTCAACAGTAAATACATGTATACTGTATATAACAGTTAGGGAAAAGGAGAAACAAAGTGAGCATCGATACTAAAGGTTACGCACCTAATCCAGATATTACTCCAGAAGAACTTAAAGTAATGCGAGAAGAAGTTCTTGATAGGGTTATTGTAGCTCGTGTAGGCCTATTATTGCGCCATCCTTTCTTCGGTAACATGGCTACTAGACTTAAAGTAGAAGCATGTGATGACTGGTGTCCTACTGCGGCAACTGACGGCCGCCATTTATATTTTAACACTCAATTTTTTAATGCACTTTCAAATAAAGAAATTGAGTTTGTAATTGCACACGAGATTCTGCATTGTGTATTTGATCATATGTCACGTAGAGAAGATCGTAATCCTGTATTACATAACATTGCCGCAGACTATATCGTAAATAATACACTAGTGCGTGATCGTATTGGAGAAATGGTTTCAATCGTACAATGTTATCAAGACTTCAAATATGAAGGTTGGACTTCTGAAGAAGTATACGATGATCTATTTAAAAAGGCAGAAGAAAACGGTCAAGAATTTTTAAAACAACTAGGTGAATTGCTAGACGAACACATTGACTGGGAAGAAGGTCCAGGCGATAATAATTCAGAAGAAGGAAAAAATAAAAGTCATCCAACTTATTCAAAAGAAGAAATGAAGAAGATTAAGGATGAAATTAAAGAAAGTATGATGTCTGCGGCACAAGCCGCTGGTGCAGGCAACGTTCCAGGCGCTGTACAGCGTATGATCAAAGAGCTTACAGAACCTAAAATGAATTGGCGTGAATTGCTTCGTCAACAGATTCAAAGTACTATTAAAAACGATTATACATTTAGTCGCCCTAGCCGCAAAGGCTGGCATACTGGTGCTATTTTGCCCGGTATGAATTTTGATGAAACAATTGATATCTGCATTGCATTAGATATGAGCGGTTCAATTGGTAATGCACAGGCGGCTGACTTCTTAGGTGAAGTCAAAGGCATTATGGACGAATACAAAGACTACAAGATTAAGATTTGGTGCTTTGATACTGATGTATATAATGAACAAGACTTTACAGCAGATAGCGGTGAAGATTTGCTAGACTACGAAATTATGGGCGGCGGCGGAACCAGCTTTGATTGTAACTGGAAATATATGAAAGACAATGATATCCAGCCTAAGAAGTTTTTGATGTTTACAGACGGGTATCCGTTTGGTAGCTGGGGCGAAGACGATTACTGTGATACAGTATTTGTAGTTCATAGTCATCACGATAAAAATTTAAAAGCACCGTTTGGTATGACGGCGCATTACGATGAAGCGGCATGATAAAGAATAAGATATCAGCACATGATTATTTTAATACAAGGAGATTAGAACATCAATCTCCTCATTTATCTTGCATTGATTTAAAATTTACATACAACACAGAAAAAGCAATGGTAAAATGGATTCAACAAAATTTGAAGCATCGTTATTACCTAGCCAAAACAATAGGTATTACTAAAGAGAATAAAATAGATACTGTTATGAGAGTCGGATTTGAAGATGCAAAAGAACTTTCTTATTTCGTTCTTGCATGTCCACTATTAAAGTACAACTAAATAATATACGCATATAACTAAAAAGGAGCATAATATGTCACAAGAAACTACTGCTACGCAAGAAGAACAAGCAACAGCACCAGTAGAACTAACCGTTCAAGACCTAGGTGTTATTAGATCAATCATCGATGTTGCTAGTCAGCGTGGTGCTTTTAAAGCAAACGAGATGGAAGCTGTTGGTAAAACATTTAATAAACTTGATAACTTCCTACAAACTGTACAAAAGGCAGAGGCTGATGCCGCTGAAGCCGCTAAAAAGGAAACTACCGAAGGAGGTAAGTAATGGCTGAAATTAAACATGTTGGTGTGTTAAAGGACAACAAAAGAAAAGTTGTTGTAGCATACAGAGTAATTCCTGGAGAACAACCTGCTGAAAATGCAATTGTAATTGATACTGCGTCACTAACTGATGCTGATCATGAAGTTTTAATTAGAGCAGTTGAAAGCAATGCAGGACAAACAGCATTTGAATTTGCTGAAGTTATGGCAAGAACTTCTTTAAGTGACGGTAGCAACATGCTTGCACGTTTTCATACAACAGGTAAACTACAAAGAGTTAAAATGTCTGCTATTGATATGACACCTAATACAACAACAAAAATTGGATTAGATGAGCTTAATAAAATCATTGCACAACAGCGAGGTGTTGCTATTTCTGATCTTGCTTTAAAAGATCCTAATTCACGCAAGCCAGGCGAAAGTATTACTGAAGCAGGCTCTGTTAATGAAATGGCTCCTCCAAGTGATACTGTAGTTGCTGAATCACAAGTTGCTAATATTCAAGCACCAACTGATGGTGTACTTTCAGATGCAGATTTAGCCGCTAAATATCGTAGTGATGCTGATAGATTATATAAAGAAGCAAAGGCACTTAGAGCACAAGCCGAAGAACTTGTCCCGACTGTAAAGAAGAATAAGAGTGTCAAAGAAACTTCCTGATGATATAATTAAACATTGGCCTGAAGTTTTTAAAGATATTGACATTCACACTATACCCATTAACTATATTAGTACCATTCGAATTGAATTTAAAACTGGTAAAATTTGGGAAATTGACTGCAATGGTAAAAGAACTACTGGCTCTAACTTAGAAGATGTCCTAGGGGATCTCTTTGATGAATATGGCGACGGTATTGAAAATGTTGACTTTCGTCTTAATAGTGCTAAAATTAAACGAGATGTACAGAAGAATACTAGAGCATTTCTTAAGAATCCAACTAAACGGAAATCGTGAATTTGGCATAAATACATGTAACAATGAATTAGGAGCATTACATGGGTACTTTACGATTAAAACGAGGCACTAAGACTGCACTTCAAAGCAGTCCTGGTTATACGCCAGCTGAAGGTGAACTCGTTTATACAACAGATAGCAAAGAAGTCTTTGTAGGTGACGGAGCCACACAAGGTGGTATTCCAGTATCAGTATCAACGCAAAACTTAGAAGATCTAGGCAATGTACAAGCATTAGCCGCACAAAAAGATCAAATCTTAGTTTATAATGGTGCAAACTGGGCGGCGACGGATAACCCAGCACTAGACATTCGTGGTAATATTTACGGTGACGATTCAACGCTCCTAGTTGATGCAATTAACGGCAAAATTGTTGGACCTATTGAAACTACTTCTGTTATTAGTAGTGGCAATATTGTAGGTGATGTAATTGGCGATACTACAGGTACACACACTGGTAACGTAATTGGTGACAGTACAGGTACACACTTTGGTAATACTACTGGATTCCATACAGGTGATACTAAAGGTAGTGTGTTTGGTGATGATAGCGGACTACTAGTAGACGGTATTAAAGGTTTTATTGTTGGACCTATTCTAACTGAAACAACTCTTACAATTAGACAAGACGCACCTGCTCCAGTTAACAGTCTCTTAATTCAAGCACATTCTGCAGATGGTGCAACAGGACCAAAAATTAGAACTGAAGGTTCACGTGGTACTCTTGACAATCCGTTAGCTGTAATTGGTGGCACTACAGGTGACGCACTTACAGATATTCACGGTTTTGGTTGGGACGGAACTCAACAAACATTAGCTGGACAAATTAAAATTGCAGTTGATCTAGACGAAACAGTGTCAGACGGTATTATACCTGGAAGAATATTATTCCTACCATCAAACCAAACGGGCAATGTTACACTTGCACAAGTTATGACTTGGAATAGTAAAGGCAGACTTGGCTTAGGTACTAACAGACCTGATAACGTATTACACGTAGCAGGCGATGCAAAAATTACTACTGACCTTGAAGTACAAGGTACAGCAACAATAAACAACAGTATTAACACTGGATATCATCAGTTTGCTAGTTTGACTACTATTGAACGTGATGCACTTACTCCAGTTAACGGAATGGTTATTTATAATTCAGATACTGAAAAATTCCAAGGCCGCGAAAACGGATCATGGGTTAACTTAGTCTAAGTTATACTGTTTAAGTAATTCTTTTCTACTTATTTTACCTTGTCCTTTACGTGGAATACTTTCTACGTAAAAGACCTTCTTAGGTATTTTATACCATGCAATTTCTTTAGATAATTGTTCTGTATCTATTTGACCAACAACTACTGCATAAACACTATCGTAGCCAAACACTACACAATCTATTGCTCCACATTTAATTAATGCTTCTTCTACTTCGTAAGGCATAATTTTAATACCTTCTTGGTTAATTACATCTTTAACTCTACCAGTAATAAACAAAAATCCTTCATCGTCGATATATCCTAAGTCTCCAGTATGATAACCATCAACTACAATTTCACCATTATCAAATGTTACAGTTTTATTTGGTAACACAAATCCAACGCTACCATGTTTTTGAGGATAATGCATAATACTAATTGTTCCTGTTTCATTTAGCCCATATGAATCAGTTGTAATACAATTAAAATAATTTTGTACTTCATATTTAAAATCTTTGTACATAGGTGCTCCGACTGTACGAATGTGTCGTACACTCATAGTTTCGTACGGTACTTTGCAATACTTCATTAATTTTAATAAAATACTAGGATTAGCTACAAAGAACGTAGGTTTAACTTTAGGCCATGATTCCCATACGTTATCTAAAACATAATATGTTGCACCAGTTCTATAACAAATTGAGAATAATTGAAAGCCTATACAAGCCCAAAGTGGAATACAATTTACAGTAGAATCTTTATTTGTAATATTAGCATGTATTTGTATGTTTGTATCTAAACCTTCAGTGTCATGATCATCTCTTGTTAGTGGTATTAATCTAAGTGCATCAGTACTACCGCTTGATACAAACGCTGTTATCTCGTCATCATTACATTGATTATATCTAGGCTCTGGTAATACATCGTCCCATATATCAACATCATAATACTTACGTTCGATCTCTGTTGCTTTGTAGTCCATTACTACAACACTGCATACACTCATTACTCCGTATATTTTCATTAGATTAGTACAATTACTGTATACTCCTAATCTACAAGTTTTATCGTATCCTGCATCAATTAATTCTTTAGCATAACTTTGTGCTAAAGAATCAAATTGTTCTTTTGTATATGTATCACCATTCTCGAAAGAAAGTATTATATTGTTCACTTTTTAATTATTCCTGGTTTAAGTACACTAGCTAATCCTAATGCTTCTTTATTGAATTTAACAAGATTTGTTAATGCATCTAGTGTTACAAGACTCATTAATGTATCTCTATGTGCATTTCCGTCAGCGCCAATTTTCCAATTATAAACGCCAACTTTGTTTTCTATAATTTTCTTACTATCTTTATTTAAAGACATATCATATAATGCTTGCTGTAATTTGGCAGTATTTGGATTGCCTTTGCGTACCCACAATGCTTTTTGCATACCGTCGCGAAAACTTTTTACAAGTTTATATGAATCATAGAAATCTCCGCTTGGCTTAACACCCCAACGTTTTTCAAATAGTATTTCAAGTTGGTATCCAGGATAGTTTGGATCATCTCCATGATCTCCTGTTTCACTGTTTAGAATACCATGATGAAACCAAATTTCTGAATTATCATCTGATTCAACATGCTTTTTATATGCCGCTGGATTTTCTCTAGTAGCGTTTAGTTCACCACGTTTAAATGCTAGTCGACGTTCGCCACCGCTCATGCCTTTAACCCATGTTACGTTCTCTTTAAAACAAGCGATATATTCATCAACTGTTTTGTCTGGTCCACATAGTAGAAGTGTCATTGCGAATGCTTCTGGAACCATACCTGAACCTGCCGCAAATCTAATACCACCATAGTCTAAATCAATAGCACGATTCTTGCCTACAATAATATTCAAGTTCATAAGTCCAATACTTTCGTATTCGGCATAGTTATAATCAACTTCTTCTTGTAGGAAACTTACACCGTTACCACCATGACTTACCATAATTACATCATTGTCATATTGCATTTCGTTATGAAATGTATCAAATCCTGGAATGTCTCGAGCGCCAGGAATATGTACAATATTAATATCTTCATTGAGATATTTTTCTAATTCTTTAGCAACGATTTCTGCCCAAACACTTGTACCATCTCCTGGTTTTTGTGGTACTACCATCGTATAATCTGCATTTGCTACAGTAGCAAACATTACTAATACTAAACTCATAATTAACTTACGCATAATCTATTCTCCTTTTTGATTTTAATGCCCAAATTAGTGTTACAATTATTATAAAAACTAATCCTAAGAATATTGGTTTATCTAACAGTTTATCAAATGTATAAAGTCCTGACATTTGAATTGTAAGAGCCTCTATTCTGTCAGATAGAATAAAGGCAAATAGCAGTGCAGGTCTGCTAAATTTGTATTTCTTTGCTAATAGTCCTACCACACTACATATAGCAAGTATAAAGTAATCTTCCCAACCGCCTGTATATTGTACACAAGCAAGTACTATAAAGCCTAATAGCAACGGAAAGTAGTATTTGTAGGGTATTTGTGCTATTCGGGCTATAAATGGCGTCGTAAACAAGCATACAGCGCCTACAAGCACTGTTGCAAGCATAAAGCCGTATAACATACTATCAAAGAATTTAGTGTCATTTGCAAGCTCTAAGGTACCTAATTCAAAATTTAAATATGCAAACAAGGCCATTACAATGGCAGCAAAGGGTGCGCCTGGAATACCAAACAGTACTGTAGGAATCATGCTGGTTGCTTTTTGTGCATTGTTAGCACCTTCTGGTCCTATAACACCTTTGATATTTCCATTACCAAACTTGTCTTTAGGATGACTTGCAACTGTCGAACTGTATGCCATCCAATCTGCAACTGCGCCGCCTAATCCGGGCAATAAGCCGACAAATGCGCCAATGATTCCTCCACGCAATGCATCACGTTTATTATTCCAGACAGCAAGTATTCCTTCTTTAGTTTGTGTACCATTTGCAAATGCTGGATTGCTAGTATTTGTACGATATTTAAGACCGCTTAATAATTCTGGAATAGCAAACAATCCGGCAACTAACGGCATTAATTGTACGCCTGCGCCAAGATATTCCCAACCGCCGGTCCATCGGTCTACATTAGTTGTAGGATCAACTCCTATTAATCCTATAAACATACCAAAGCACAATGCAATTACACTTCTAACCCAAAACTTATTTGTTATAAATGTTACGCATACTAACGCTAACATTGTAAATGCCCATAATTCTGGAACACCAAATATCATTATTAGATCAGTATAATAAGGTAACAAGAAGAATGTAAGTGACCCCCATATTAATCCGTTCAATGTACTTGTAGTTACTGCGGCGCTAATAGCATATGTTGCTTTACCCTGTAGTGCTAATGGAAAGCCGTCTACCATAGTTGCCGCGGCTGAGTTTGCACCAGGTATTCCTAACAGTACACCTGTATAAGTATCACCTGTTGTGCTTGCGGCTACAACTGCCATAACAAATATAACTGCTAGATACGGATCTGGAAATAAAGTAATAAATGAAAATACAAATATTAAACCTGTAGTTGCTCCTGCACCTGGCAGAATACCAATTATTAATCCATAAAATGTTCCTGCGAGTAGTGCCAATATCGAAGCCAATATTTTCTCCTTGTATATAATTAATTATATCAGGAGAACATTTTTTTGAAAAAATGTGGAGAAAAATTATGAATACACGAATTTTTTCGCTAGTTATGAAAAATTTAGAAGAAACCTTTAATTTATCTAAGTACAAAGGTTTACAATTAAACAAGGATAGTATAGTAGACGACCTACCGTTTACTCCTGTGCGTAAAGAAAAGTTTGCACAAAACATCATGCACGAGTTAGATATTGAACATTTAGACTTAACTGGTACTATTGAACAATTTGTACAATCGTTAGATACCTTTTATATGAAAAGATTCTTTGGAGAAATTTGGAAACCTAATACTGACAATCATACTTACAGTGGTTGGAATATTGTGGAACGAATAAACAAACAGAATCCACGTAATGTATTAGACTTTGGATGCGGATATAATCAATTTAAACCACGTATTAAAAATCTAACAGGCATTGATCCATTTAACGATAACGCAGACTATATGGTAGATATTTTAGAGTTTAATGTAGATGAAAAATATGATCACATGATTGTGTTTGGCAGTTTAAATTTTGGTGACGAAAATGATATCCGTATAAGATTTGATAAGTTATATAATTTATTAGACACTAACGGTAGAATGTACTTTAGAGTTAATCCGGGAATACTATGGCCAAAAGGACCATATGTAGATATATTCCCATGGACCTTCGAATTCGCTTACAAACTTGCTAAAGAATATAATTGTAATTTAGAACAGTACAAAAAAGATAATACAAGAATATATTTTGAATTATTAAAGATGTGACACGGCTTTAGCAAACTCTACTGTTTTGATAAAAGCTGTTTCGTTAAATTTAAGATCAAACTTGTTACATAATGTTAAGAAAAATTCTTTATCGTATAATTGAGAAACTTCTTTAATAATAAAATCTTTATCATCTGCCTTTTGTTTGTAACCGTTTATCTGCATAGTAAGGTCGTTAATTAAACATTCTTTAAATGTTATTCCGTGTTCGTTTGCTTTATCAGTATATAAATCTTTAAAAAGATAATTTCTATTTTTTGGATCTACATAATAATGACATGTACTATTCATCCACCTAGTATATAATAGTTCTATATCTTCAGGAATGATTACAAAATGTTTTGCCGGATTAAAAAAATTCTTTACTCTATCTAAATCTGAGTGCAGTGTATATACAAAATTGTTAGGATAAAGATGTTGTTTCCATTTTTTAATTTCGTCTTGTGAATATTCTCTACCTTGCTTTTCGGCCATATCTAACACAGGAGGAATAGTTTTGTCACATACTCCTTTACCTAAAGCACCTTTAAATCTTTTATTGAAATGTAATCTTGAAAAATTAGAATCGTGCATAATATCAAACGGTTCCCAAGGATTGATTCCGTTTTGTATATGATCATACCAACTGACATTATTACAACTAGAAATAATTCTTCCTGCAATATGTCCACCAGATCCCATAGGAAAATTAACTGTAATTGAATTATTATACATCAAGTCTTCCTAAATAATATAATCCTTTATTCTTATATGTTACAAGATCGCCTGTTGCAAACCAATCGTCATATATACACATTGGACTTTTTACATATAATTGATTTTCTTTAACTTTATAATTGCACCAAAATGTATTGCCCAAAATATTATCTTCTGCTGTGTCTCCAGGCTTGTACAACTTATTAATTACACATGGTCCAATTTCACTCATACCCCAATTTGCTAAAACTGTAGCACCTTGATCTATAAATGCTTGTATGTGATGTTTAGGAATTGGATCACTGCCCATTGCAACAAATTTACCCGTCAAATCAGCTGTTTTAAAGCCCTTAGTGCTTAGTAGTGCTTCGCACATAGCAGGAGCAATAAACGTGTGTGTATGACGCTTAAAACGCTTTAAAAAGGTATATGCGTTGAACTTTTCAATAGTTATATCACACCCTAATGTATATGCTGGCAAACTTTGAAGTAATAACCCACCTGCATGAGTCATTCTAGTAACTGTGTATACACTACTATTTTTGGTTAGTTTTTGAGCAGTAATTGCAGTATTAATGCAGTGTTTTAGATTTTCAGGATCTCTATAAATTTGCTTAGGTGTACCTGTAGTACCACTAGAACTTATATTACATCCTTGTTTTAAGATAGTGTCAAAGTTCAGTTCCATACTGTGTTTTCTTATCCTCGTACTTTTGTATTAATAGATCAGTAACCGAACCTGTGATAGTCGTTGGTGTCACACCTCCACTTGAACTTGTAATAAAAACTTCGTCTGCTGATAAAAACATTTGTTGTGTAATTGGCATACGCTTAAAAGTAATATTGTTTTCTTTAGCAATATCTTCTACAACACTCATAGTAATACCTTTAAGAACATTCTTATCTGATGTTTTAATTACTCCGTCTTTAACAATTCCAACATTAAACCCTGGACCTTCTGTAACAAATCCGTCTACATCAACTAATACTGTAGTATCAAAGCCGGCAGGAGTTTTACGTTGACTAAGTGTTAAATCTATCCAAGCCATGTTTTTATATTCTTGTCCATAGTAATCATCGTTAACTCTATTTGTATTTTTGTCCAAATACAGTTTTACCATCGGTGTACTTGCTATAGGATAACTTGGTTTAATATACATTGCAAAATTTACAGGACAGTTTTCTAAGTCTCTAGGATTACCACTAGGCGGAAATCCTCTCCAGATTATAAACCATACAAATGCATTATCAATTGGATTACGCTTTGCTAATTCTTTAATAATCTCTAGAGGATCGACGTCTGGAATAGTTAGTCCGTAGCGTTCTGCACTATTACGGAATCTTTGCAAGTGTCTTTCATAACAAAATGCTTTGCCGTTGTATACTGGCATAACATCATATGTAGCATCACAATGAATGAAACCAAAGTCAAGTATACTTGGTCCAATCTCTCCTAACGGTTTGTATTCACCGTTTTTATATGCTAATAAGTCTAATACGTTAGTCATCAAAATGTACCTTCTTTAATTGAGGATCATCAGGCAATTTTTCTTTGAGGACTTTTAAACGATTAATTCTCCATTCAAGGAGTTTAAAATCTAATACCCAAGGAAAAATAGCGTGAATCAAACTTCCTATAGTTACTGCTAATAAAAAGAAAAATTCGTTCATTGCTAAACGAAAGTGCCACCAATAGCCCGCATCAGGCTTACCGGCTTTATTCTTTGCTTCGTCTAAGTGTTTAGGATTGTACCACATAGTCTCCTTTCAGCAAACTTCTACGTCTA